CAGGAAACCTCGTGTAAAAGAAAGAGTAAATTAGTGTAGGAAATATGAAATATTAACATATTGAATCAGGGCCTGGTGCATGCTGATTTGTTGATGAGGCTTAAAGTTTCATCGGGAGGGACGTGGGCGTCTCTGGGGGAGCGGCGGCAAAGGGGCGCGGCGGGTTGGTCGTGGCATCCTAGTGTCTACGAATCGACGGGGTGCCTGTGGTTGTCGGGGACCTCGAATCGAAGGTGGTCCAACAAGTGTCCTGAGGTTGCCGAAGGCAGTGGAATTGACAAAGCTGCGTGGAACGGCTGGTGGTCGCCGAATTGAATTAGTTACAGCGGCGGTTAATGCATTAATGCGGTTAGAAAGGTTTGCATTTTGCGGAGCTTGTCGTCGAGGAGCTGGGGCGCGACTGGGGCGTGGTAGAGAACGATTTGGAGCTTGTGGTTGCGGAGCTGCATTCTTACGACCGAAAACCTGTTTGAGCCATGTGACAGCTGTCGGCAGCATCTTGACGGCCAAGGTGGCGAGGGTGCCAAAGTCATTGGCTGAAGCAGGAAGAGAGTCTGGTCTAGCATGGAAAATACCGACGGCCATTTGCATTGCTTCTGGATCTGGCAACGGAAGCAAGCGCTGGAATGAAGTGAGTGACCCCTGTGATCGGGCATTGCCTTCAATACCGAAATAAGTCTTATCTGTAATGTAGGGTGCGTTAATTGGAATCCCGCTGGTGTTGAAAGTTGGAGCAGAAAGGCCATCAAAGATGGTGTAGTGCCAATCAAGATTATTCCATGTCATATCAACGATGGGTGGGCCAGCGGTAGAAACGATATTATAGTAATTGGAGCCGTTGTTGAGGCCCTGAAATGAAGGTGTGCCTACAGCAACTGTTTTAATGAGTGACATAGTAAGGTTGGCAGGGCTAGTGAAAGAACTTGGGCTAGTGGTGTTGTTTTGCATCGAAGTCCAAAGTTGGACCGGGTCAACCGGTTGCGAGACGACAAAGGCGCCGTCTTTGGCAGCGCGCATGACTCCCTTTGGGCTCATGGTGAGCACATCGGCGGGGCTCTGTGGAAGGCCAGCACCGAAGATGAGGAATGAGGCGGGGTTGGTGGAATTTGTGGTAATGCCTCCATCAACAGAGGTCAAGTCCCAGACTTGGATGTCGTACTGGTAGACACTCTCGCGGAGGTGCTTACGGATGGCTTCGTCTTCTGCTTCATCGATTACTTCGAAATCTGAATCGTCATCACGGATATTGAGCTTGGCTTGCATAAGTTTGGCCATGAGGTCGACATGAGAGCTTTTCTTCTTGTCAAGAACGAGTTTAGTGAGTGGGTCGGGCTCTGGCGTGGATTTGAAGTTCAAATTGAGTTGTCCTGCTACGGCGCGACGAAGAGCACGGCCCTCAGGGCCTTCCATGCGTTCGACGTCAACAGCAGCGACACGGTAAATGTCAGGTTTGAACTTGGCGGTGGTAACAGTGCCCTGATTGTTAAAATCAGTGGCGTTGAGATAAAATGTGGAACTCTTGTAAACGGTGCGAAAAGAACTGATGTCGGAATGGAAGTTGGCAAAATTGTAGCCGGAACATGTGGTGGCGGGTGTGTTGTTGTCTATGCGAGGAGCGAGCGGAGGTAATTGTCGACCTGCACTGAGCCAGCCTTGGCCGGTCCAGTAGAAAACATAGTTTGCAACGTAACCACCCGAGGGTCCGACGAGAAGAATGCGGCCATCTGCCGGAAATCTAGTCTCGATGAAAGGTGACACGGTATTGCTAATGCCAGTTTGGTAGGTAACGGGGATGTTAGACTCGCATTTAACCTCTATGGGCACGAAATTGGGCATACTGGCGTCTGGTGTTCCACCATATCCGGACGGGATGGTGGTAGGTGGGTGGCACACTTTGGAGACGTAGTCTGCACCAGCAGCGGTTTGGGCACGAATGGGCGTACCTTGGATTGTCATAACATTGTTATTCGGTTCGGCAGCGGTGGACATATTGTTAGAGTTTTGTAAGGTTTTAAATGACGGAAGTGTTGTTGTGTAATAATAATTGAGGGAAGCAAAGAAAGTGGTGTAGGTAGAAGAGCCATAATATGTGTATGAGAAAAGAGCAGAGAGAATTAAATAAACTAAACTAGAAAGAAAGAATTTTAATAAAAGAAATAAACTAAACGCGTTTCGGGTTAATCGCAACCTCCTTGAGGCTATTAAACGCGATGTGTGGTGCAGTGTTGCGAAGAAAAGCATAAAGCTGCTCTATTTGTTCGGGCTTGACGCGATCGACGCCATAATGAATGGAAGTGGCGAGGGAAATTGAACGGAGTTCGCTTTGTGAAGAAATTATATTAGTGGCGGCGATTGTGCTGCGTTTCGCATCGTTAAAGTGTGTCTCAGAACGATATGTGGCGCCGATGAACTTGGCTGCGCGGCGAAAAAGATCAGGTCCGACGGCGTCATCAGTGAGGACAAAAGAAGCGAACTCGCCAATGTGTGATGTTGATAATTTCAATTTGTGTTTGGACACAGTAAGGAAAGCAGCGCCTTCCTCAGTAAGGGTGGCAGATTCGCATCGATGTTCGGAATCGTCGCCTTTGTAAGCGCACCAGGCGAGCCCCCTAAAATCATATAGAAAATTAGTGAGGGCGAAGTTGCCGATAGTGTTTTCAATGAGTGTGAACGGGTTGCCCGAAAACTGTTTAGTGGAACCAGCAAGCGATGTGGTCTTAGTGTCGCCTGTGCTGTGAAACATCTTCCAATGTGCACGGTAAGCGCGGAAGTAGTCATTGAGATATTCAGGAATGCCCATGGCGGTGAGAAGCCAGTGTGTGAGTTGGACAAAACACTGAATAAAATGTGCGTCCCACTCGGTGTAGTCATTATCGACGTATTTTTTACCAGCAGACGAGCCAAGGCGTTGAAAAGAACGTAAGACATCAGCGGTGTCATTGTCAGACCCATGGGTTGCAAACAGGACATGTTTGCCGGCGAGTTTTGCGATGTGGCTTATTTTGTAATTCATTAGACGAGAGTAGGCGCATAACATAAGGTTGATGCGCTTGCTCATAGCGGCGACACCTTGACCGGCCTTGTCGGTAAGTGTGGCGTCGTCTTTGGGTGAAAATTTTCCCTGGCTCTTTTGAATAAATGTAAGAGTCTCGTCGTAGGAATACATTTCTTTCTCAAGATCACGAATAATGGGTGAATCTTTCTTAGTGATGTCAATCTTCTTTTGAAGTGATTCAATGTATTCAGCATAACAACGGCGTAATTCTTCAGGGGTGGAGGCCATGTCGCGACGTAGCTTGTCTACGGAGTGGGTGTTACCGTAAAGTCCTTTAGAAAGACCGCGGAGTAAATCGGTGCACATCAGATCGGCTTTACGTTGGCGAACGAGTTTAGATTTAATGGCGTAACGTTTTACCAAAGTATACGCAGTTTGCATATTGTCGTTGGAAGTCTGTGGTATGACGGTGGGGCAATTTTCAGTAATAACAAAGCCGCGGATGGTAGGAGGTGGTTTTGCGAGATTGACGGA